CGTCTTGAAGTATCCGCAGGCGCCACCGGAAACCGAGGACGACGAAACGCGGCTGCTGAAATCGTGGCGCGAAAACTACAGCGGCCCGAACGCGCACCGCACCGCCATTCTGTACAACGGCATGGAATGGCAGTCAATCTCGATCTCCCCCGAGGACTCGCAGCTTCTGGAGTCGCGCAAGTTTACGGTTCGCGACCTGGCGCGCTGGTTTCGCATGCCGCCGCACCTGGTGAACGACCTGGAGCAGGCCACCTTCTCAAACATCGAGGAGATGGCGCTCGAGTTCGTGATGTACACGATGATGCCCTGGTTCACGCGCTGGGAGCAGACCATCGGGCAGAAGCTCATTCTCGCTCGCCAGAAGTTTTTCGGGAAGTTTTTGGTCGACGGCCTGCTGCGCGGCAATGTCAAGGACCGTTTCGAGGCTTACCGCTCGGCGATCATGACCGGCTGGATGACACGTAACGAGGCGCGGGCGCGCGAGGACATGAACGCCATCGATGGGCTGGACAAGCCGCTGGCGCCGCTCAACATGACCACAGGCAACCCGCCGGCCGCGCCCGCTGCATTGCTGCCAGCGGCGGGAATGAACGAGGAGCCGCCGGAACCGCCGATTGCGCCCCGGCTGCGGCGCATCGCCGAGGAGTCGGCGCGCAACATGGCGCGCAAGGAGATCGACGCCTGTCAGCGGGCGGCGCGCAAGTTCGCCGGCGACGCGGCGGGCTGGTCGGCCTGGGTGCGCAGTTTCTATGCCAAGCACGCCGAGCTGGTCGCCGAACGCCTGGCGCTCGGCGCGGACGCGGCGCGCCTCTACTGCGACGGCCAGGCGGAGGCCCTGATCGAGGGCGGCTTGAGCGCCGCGGAGGGCTGGGAAACCGAAGCAGCGGCGCGGCTGGTGGAGCTGGCGCTGCGGGGAGACGGCTATGCGGTCGCAGCTTGAAACTCCTGACCGCGGCGCGCGCCTGCTGCGGGCGTTCTGCGACGGCGCCTGGGCGATCCTGCCGGAGAAGCTGGACGCCATCGGGGCCATGCTCGCGCGCTACCTGAGCGGCGAGCGGCTGCCGGAGGCCGAGGTTCTGGCGCTGCGGTCGCAAGCGCCGGAAAAGCGGCTTGGGGGCGGCGTGGCCGTGCTGCCTATCTTCGGCGTCCTGGCGCGCCGGGCGAACATGCTGACCGAGGTCAGCGGCGGCACCAGCATCGAGCAGATCAGGGCGGACTTTTGCGCCGTCATGGCCGATTCGGCGGTCGGCTCGGTCATCTTGCAGATTGACTCGCCCGGCGGTGAGGTCGGGTTCATCCCGGAGCTCGCGGAGGAGATTCTGCGGGGGCGCGAGAGCAAACCGATCATCGCCCAGGTCGATCCGATGGCCGCGTCCGCCGCCTACTGGCTGGCCGCCGCGGCGTCGGAGGTCGTCATCACCCCATCGGGTCAGGCCGGCAGCATCGGCGTTTACGCCGTGCACACCGACGTGTCGAAGTTGAACGAAACGCTTGGGGTCGCCTACACGTATGTGAGCGCCGGCAAGCACAAGGTCGAACTGAACCCCGACGAGGCGCTCTCCGCCGAGGCCAGGGCGCACATGCAGGAGACCGTGGACGCCTACTACGGGCAGTTCATCTCCACGGTCGCCAAGGGCCGCGGCGTGTCGGTCGGGGATGTCCGCAACGGCTTTGGCGAGGGGCGCATGGTGACGGCGAAGGAAGCGGTGCGACTCGGCCTGGCCGACCGTGTGGCGACGTTCGACGAAACGCTGGCGCGGATGGTCGCGGGGAAGCGCGCTCGCGGCGCCGCGCAGGCTCGCGGCGTTGAGATCGTCGAAGGGTGCGCCGCGTCCGCCGATGAGTCCGAGGAGGTTGAAGCGGGCGAGACGCCCGCGCTCCCCGGCGATCCCGGCGAGGTTGAGGCGGCCGCGGCGCGGCTGCAGCTCCAGGAAAAGGAGACGGTGGCCGCTGGCTTTCGGTTCAGCATGGGGAGAAAGTCGAAGCACTAGAAATTGTGTTGACAAGCTCGAAACACCCCAATATCTTGTAGTTTGACATTCACACGTGGGTTTCGCTGGCGAGGCGCGTCCGTCGATGCGCGGCGCGGCGAGGCGACACGGACTACGCCCGTCCGTCGATGAGCGCGTACCCGTAACGGTCAACCGGCCGAGGGTGCGCGCTCTTTTTTTGTGCCCCGGCTCAGCCACTTGCCACTCCTGACTCTGGAGGGGCAGGGCGGAGAACAAAGAAATGGATTGGCGACTGCTGCACGAGAAGCGGGCTGAGCTGGTGAAGAAAGCCGGCGCGATCATCGAGGCGGCGCAGCTCGAGAAGCGCGGCTTCGCCGATGCGGAGCGGCAGGAGTTGGCCGCTCTCAACAGCGACATCGACCAGCTCAAGGCCGACATCGAGCTGGTGGAGCGCACGACCGCGCAGGAGCTGCGCGCTCCCGCCCTGCCTCGGCGCGGGGACGAGGACGAGGATCGTCTGCCGACGCTCGCCGAGCAGAGCGCCGCGCAGGAGAGGAAGTATCCGCGGCCGTTCAAGAGCCTGGGCGAGCAGCTTCAGGCGGTGGCTGGCTTCGCCAGCGGGCATCGGGATGAGCGGCTGTTCAAGGTGGGGACGAATGGCGACGTGCGCGCCGCGGTCAGCGGCGCCAGTTCGCACATCCCCAGCGACGGCGGCTTTCTGGTGCAGAGCGACTTCACGACCGAGCTGCTGCGCCGGGCCACGATGGGCGCGATGCTTTTCCCTCGGACGCGGCAGATTCCCATCGGGCCGGGCAGCGACAGCCTGGCGGCCGTGACCGTTGACGAGACCTCGCGCGCCACCGGCAGCCGCTGGGGCGGCATTCAAATTTACCGCGCCAACGAAGCCGAGACGGTGACGGCGAAGCGTCCGAAGTTCGGCAAGATCGAGCTGCGCCTCGAGGACCTGCGCGGCCTCGCCTACGTGCCGGACCGCCTGCTGCAGGACGCCGTGGCCCTGGAGGCGATCATGATGGACGCCTTCACGGAGGAGTTCGCGGTCGTCATCGACAACGAGATCATCAATGGGACCGGCGACGGGCAATGCCTGGGCATCCTGCAGGCGCCCGCTCTCGTGTCGCAGGCGAAGGAGGGTTCGCAGGCCGCCACCACGCTCGTCTACAACAACATCGTGAAGATGCGGGCGCGGTTTCCCGCCCGTTTTCGCGGCGACAGCGTCTGGCTGATCAACCAGGACGTGGAGCCGCAGCTCATGGGTCTCAGCCTGGCCGTGGGGACTGGCGGCGGAGCCGTCTACATGCCCGCCAATGGACTGTCGGTTGAGCCGTTCGACACCCTCTTTGGTCGCCCGATTCTGCCCATGGAGCAGTGCGCCACGCTGGGGACGGTGGGCGACATCATCTACGTGGCGCCTCGCCAGTACCTGACGATCACGAAGGGAGGAGTGGAAGCCGCGCAGTCGATGCACGTGCAGTTCATCACCCATGAGATGACGTTTCGGTTCAACTGGAGGGTGAACGGGCAGCCGATTTGGGGCGCCGCGCTCACTCCGATGAGCGGTTCTGGCAACACCCTCTCTCCCTACGTCGCAGTGGCGACTCGGGCATAACTTGCGCCGGGGCGGTCGCGGACCGCCCCCCAACGGGGCGCGAAAGCGGCGCCCCAACTGGAGGATCAGCAATGCCTCGCGTCTATGTCGCGCAGGAATGCCACGTCGTCAATATCCTGCCGCCCATCGACATCAACGGCGGCAAGAACAGCGACGTGTTCGCCATGACCAAGCACAGCCACGTCTCGATCATCGTGCAGAACGGCGTCAACGCGGCGGCGTCAACGGTGACGGTCGAGGAGTGCGACGACTTCGTGCCGACGACGACCGCGGCCATCGCGTTCGACGTTTACAAGGAAGAGACAGCGGCGGGCGACACTCTCGGCGCGAAGGTGGCCGCAACCTCCGCTGGCTTCGCCATGAGCACGAACGACAACATCTTCTACGTCATCGAGATCGACGCCGCGCAGCTCAGCGCCAGCCGCCCGAACCTGCGGGTGGTCTTCAGCGACCCGTCCGCCTCGGTGATCGCCAGCGCCGTGGCGATCCTCAGCCAGGGCCGCTACACCAAGGACCAGAGCGCCACGGTGATTGTGTAGCAGAAGCGTGGAGCAAGGAACGGTGGACCATGGCGCTGACCGTCGACACGGAGCCGGCCGCCGAGCCGATCCTGAAGGCCGAGGCGAAGACGCATCTGCGCGTCGATCACACCGGCGATGACACCTACATCACGACGCTTTGCACGGTGGCGCGGCGCTGGGCGGAGCGCTGGACGCGGCGCGCGATGATCACACAAACGCTGCGTTTGACGCTCGACGCCTTGCCTGGGTTCGACGGCATCATTGAGCTGCCGCGACCGCCGCTGCAGAGCATCACCAGCATCGCCTACATCGACACGGCCGGCGCTTCGCAAACGCTCGCGGCCAGCAAGTACAGGGTGGAGACGAAAAGCGCGCCGGGCCGCGTGGAGCCAGCCTGGGGCGAGACCTGGCCTTCGACGCGAAGCATCGTCGGCGCCGTCACGATCATCTACAAGGCCGGTTACGGCACCGGCGGAAGCAGCGTGCCGGCGGAGATGATCCAGGCGATGCTGCTGCTGATCGGGGACCTGTACTCGCACCGCGAGATCACGGTTGTGGGAATCTCGACGTCGACGCTGGAAACCGTGAAGAACCTGTTGCCGGCGCCCATTCAACTTGTGCGCGCGTAGGAGTGCGACATGAAAATCCGCAAACGTTGGATCGGCGCCGCCGCCGTGCTCGCCCTGCTGGTCTCCGCCGTGGCCATCGCCCAGGTGACGCTCGTCACCAGCGAGTGGTCGAGCGGGAACCTGGTCTTCAAGAAGGTCAGCGACGGTTCGACGCTGTTCACGTTCAACACCTCGGGCATCAACTTCGCCGCGCCCGGGAACCTCTTGATCGGCGGCACAGCGCTGACGCCAACGGCGGCCGAACTGAACGAGTACCTGATCACGATTCATGACGTCGATGTCTGTGACACGACCTCCGTTTACGCGGTGCTGCCACATGCCGGCACGTTGAACAGCGCGGCGGTGGTCCCGCACGGAACCATCGATTCGCAAACCGTCCTGAAACTCTACTTGGGCGCCGTGGACACGACCTATTTGACCGAGGTGTCTGGTGCCACGTTGACGATGACGGCCAGCGCGCCGGCGGGGCGAATCTTTACCAATGGTGCCGTCACTGGCGGCTCGACGGTAACCGCCAACAGCGGCGTGCGCGTCGGGTCGGACGGGACGTGCACCAGCGCCATCGTCGGCACGGTAACGATCGGTGTCACGAGGTAACCATGCTGGCGGCGGGTCGCATGCGCGAGCGCGTGGATATCGAGGCGAACACGAGGACGGCGGACGATGCCGGGGGCGTGTCGTCGAGCTGGGCGGTGATCACCCGCGGCACGGTGTGGGCCGAGATCAGGCCGCTGCGGGGCGAGCAGAAGGTGACGGCGGCGCAGATCGTCGCCGACGCGACGCACCTGATCACGATTCGCTACAGCACGGACGTGAGCGCCGTGGGGGTGGCGCACCGGGTGAAGTACGGGACGCGCATCTTCGACATCCGCAACGTGACCAACATCAACGAGTCCGACGAGACCATCGAGCTGTTGTGCGTGGAGCAGAAACCGTAGGCGGCCCTGCCTGATCGGGCCGTCCGCCGGCGCGCCTTGTCGGCGGTTCCCTCAGCGCCCGGGCGCGCCGGGTGTTTGGGCGAGGGGGCCGGAGCTGGGGGAAACCATGCACGTTGTGATCGGCACGCCGACGCGGGGCACGCTGCGATTCGAGACCGCCGACTGGCGCGATCAGGAGGGGGCCACGTTGGCCGCGGCGGGGCACATTGTCGAACTGGCCTCGGTGCCGTGGAACTTCGACGTTGACCTCGCTC